GAAACCGGACCTATCCCAAGGGCAAGGACAGTATCGATGCGGCGGCGTTTGTGTGGTCAAACGCGCCGGAAATCCTCTCGGCGCATGACAAGGGGGTGCTGATTAGATCGAAAAACGGGTTTTATCTGGCGATCCCGACAGAGGCCGCTGGCAAGGGCCGAGGAGGTGCACGATTGACCCCGGGCGAATGGGAGCAGCGGCGCGGGATGCGGCTACGGTTTATCTATCGGCGAAATGGGCCCAGCTTGCTGGTGGCCGAAAAGGCGCGGATCAATACGCGTGGAACGGCAGTCGCCTTGCGCTCCAAAACCGGACGCGGGCAGGTTTCTGCGCCGATATTCATTCTGGTGCCACAGGTCAAACTGCGCAAGCGGCTGGATATGGCACGGGATGCGGAGCTGGTGGCCGGCAGGGTGCCGGGGTTGATTGTGGAAAAGTGGGTGGAGGGAACATGAAAGGGATGGCAGCGACTCAGTAGTTGATCGCGCGTAATGCGCACATATCAGCGTTTATGGAAGGTGGCGTTTTGGGCCCGACATTGAACGTTCCATCACGTGCTGCGGTGCAGCTTTCCGAAAGCCGACGTTCGTTCGACGCGCAGCATTTGAACCAGAAACTGTCGATATGCGGACAAGCAACCTATGGTCTTGATACGGCCAATGGCTGCTTTTGTGAATCTGTCATCTGACCAGTCGCATTTACACCTTCCTAGAAAAGGTCCTTTTTGAAGTGATATGGAGAGGCAAAGATCTGCCCGTGGACGCTTTAGTAGATGAGCGGAACAAGTTTAGCCGTCTTGGCAGCGTATTCATCAAAGTCTGCGCCGTAACGCTTTGACAGATATGCATCCAAGGCTGGGATGTGAAAGAACACAAAGCCCGCTGTCACGAAGATTGGGATACCCCAAGCGAATATGGATGCCGCCAGCATCGCCCACCCGGTGAATAAAACACTGTCGCCAAAGTAGTTGATATGCGTGGCATATCCAAACAGCCCGGTGGTGTAGCAATGGCCCTTTGATGATGGGAGTTTCTTCCATTGCCAGCGTTGGAGTTCAGACCCAGTATTCAGATACGACCCCAACAAAACCAGCGCGAGGGCGACCCAATCTAGACTGCCAAGTGGCGCAGGGCTATCGGTAAGGATGCCTGCCCCCAACAGCACAAAGCCAATTTCGAAAACGGCTATAAAGACTGAAAGCCCAAATACCTCGGAATATGCGACCTGCCGTTTGAGCAGGATAAACAGAGTTACGCAATGCCGTGCCCAATAGAGGATGGCGAAGAACGATAGAAGACGTGCGCGCATCGGGTTCGGCCAATCAATCGGTCCAAACGTTAACCAAATGCAGGTTGCTACAATGCAGGTATGGATCAAAGCGAAGGTTACTTTTTGGTAAAAGGAACGATCATGACCACGATTAACTCCACCAGAATCGGCCATTGAATACTCCTTAAAACGGTTTGAATATCATGAGGAAAAGAGCAGCTAAGGACATCACCAATGCGCCAAAACCGATAGGGGCTGCTTTTAAGAATGTGCGGGTATATTCTGCGGGAAGAAGCCTGTCGCGACTGTTCGCTGATTGACTTGCAATGTTGTGTAATCGGCGCTCTAGGCGAAGCCCGAACAGGTAGGCAGCAATCAATAGGATGCTCAAAACAACAGATATCGAGAGCCATTTCTCTACCATCCCGTAACCGGTTATGGTCATTAACCAATAGCCGGACAGAGGAATGATCAGCAAAGATGGGCCCATAATCAACTGATTGATCAACAACACCGCCTTCAACAAGGCTGATGCCTCGAGGGGCGGCGCCCCCTTTGCCTGACCGTGGATCAATCCATTGATAACGGTTGCGCCGACCATCAAGGTCACGGCGAAAATATGTAGGAATTTTGCGGCTAAATATGGATCAAGCATTTTTATCGACCATTTGGACTATTTCGCAATGGCTAGACTACAGTTGTACAATGTGTCAAGTGTTTTCGACCAACTGGACGAGATAAAACCGATGCCTAAAATTGTTGATCGAGATAGATATAAAAAGGATCTGGCCGAACGCGCGGCAGGGTTCTTTTCAAAACACGGTTACGCCGGCGTTGGAATGCGCGGCCTCGCCGAACATCTTGGAATGTCAAAAAGCGCTTTGTATCACTACTTTCCAACCAAAGAGACACTGTTTCTGGCGTCAACGGAAACCGTCATGAGCCGCGTTGACGAGGCCCCTCTTGACGCAACAATGACGGAGGAAGCGCAGTTGCAGGCGTTGGTGAATTCCATGCGCAGTGAATTCGGGGCAGAAATGGCCTTGGCGTTTGACTACCTGCGCGGGAAAAATGCTGATGAGATCGCGTCGGACGAAGCGATGCAAGTATCGCTTTCAACCTATTTGAATGTGGTCGAACAAATTGTTGGCTCCGAACGTGCAGCTGAAGCGCTGTCAACTATTATGGGTAAGCTTATACTAGACTATTTATCCGGCGGCGCTTTGGGTCGTTCCTAGACTGAACAGACTTTGGTGACTTCGGAAGTTTGGTTCACTTTATTTCCTATGTTGCCCCTCCATCCCATGAATACGATTGTTTCCACGTCGGTGCTGCATCTGCTGAGAATGTCCGTATTCCGCTTTTCGTGACAACGATTTCAAAATCCGACCAACCGCAAGCGACAGTCGATGCTGCTGTTCTCGCGGTCGTGTTTACACCAAGACCCCGACCTCCAGCAATCACCCTAAGAACCAGAGCGCACAACCATGCCCACCCCCCGAGAAACCATCCTACAAGCGCTGCTTGCGGCGCTTGAAACCGTGCCTGCCGCCACAGTTTTGCGCGAAGAAGTCCTATCTGAACGCATCCCGCCTGCAGGCGGCGTCCTGATCCTGCGCGATGGCGATCCTGGCACGCCCGAGGCCATGCTGTCACCACTCGCCTACTATTTCGAGCACAAGACCGAACTCGAGGTGATCGTGCAGGCAAAAACATCGGCGTTGCGGGCGGCGGCGTTTGACGCTCTCGTCAAAAATATCGGCACGGTGCTGGCCGCAAACCGCACCCTCGGCGGCCTTTGCGACTGGATCGAGGCTGCCGCGCCCAAACCGGTTGATCTGCCGGTTGAAGGGGGCGAGGCCCTGAAAACCGCCGTCATCGACATCACGCTGATTTACACAACGGCCGATCCATTGGGCTGACACCAGCCAATCTCAGAAAATATTGAAAGGAACACCCATGGCACGCGCACAAGGCGCGCGGTCGCAACTTGCGGCTGCGTTCGAGACAATATACGGCACGGCACCGGCAAGTGGTTTTCACAAGATGCCCTTTGCCAGCGCCTCGCTGGGAGCGGAGCAACCGTTGCTGGCATCGGAACTGCTGGGATATGGCCGCGATCCACTCGCCCCAATCAAGGATGCGGTGACGGCGGATGGCGACATCAAGGTTCCCATTGATGCCGAAGCTTTTGGCTTCTGGCTGAAGGCAGCGTTCGGCGCGCCGACCACCACCGGCACCACCAATAAAACGCACACGTTCAAGTCGGGAAACTGGAACCTTCCCAGCATGGCGGTTGAGGTGGCGATGCCAGAAATCCCCCGTTTCGCCATGTATACCGGCTGTGTTCTTGATCAGCTTTCCTGGCAGATGGCGCGCTCGGGGCTGTTGACGGCGGACGCGAAGCTTATTGCCCAGGGCGAGAACGTGGTCACGACCACCGCGGCGGGGACGACCACAGCTTATGGGTTGCAACGTTTCGGCCATTTCAATGGCGCGATCAAACGTGGCGGTGTGGCGCTCGGCAATATCGTGTCGGCCGATATTACTTATGCCAATAATCTTGACCGAATCGAGACCATCCGTGCGGACGGACGCATCGATGGTGCGGATCCCTCGATTGCCGCGCTCACCGGCAAGATCGACGTGCGCTTTGCCGACACTACCCTGATGGATCAGGCCCTGAACGGGACCTCTGCAGCGCTGGAGTTCTCCTACACCATCTCGGCCAATGTCAGCCTGACCATTACAGCTCACGCCGTTTACCTGCCGCGACCCCGCGCTGAAATCCAGGGACCCCAGGGCATTCAGGTCAGTTTTGACTGGCAGGCGGCCTACGACAGCGTCGCTGGCCAGATGTGCACTGTTGTCCTCAAAAACACGATTGCGAGTTACTGATATGCTGAAACTTGATCTTTCAAACAAACCCGCCTGGCTCGACCTTGGCCATGGGGTGCGCATTCTGCTTGGCCCGCTGACCACCGCCATGATGGTGGTTGCGCGCAATGACCCGGCCGTGCAGGCCCTGCCAGAGGATGCCTCGGACGAGGTCAGCGCACTGGCCTTTGCCAAGGCGCTGGCCCGAAATGCGATGCTTGATTGGGAGGGCGTTGGGGATGTTGACGGCCACAACATCCCTGTCAGCCCTGAAGCGATCGATGCCCTGCTTGATGTCTGGCCATTGTTTGAAGCGTTTCAAACTGACTACGTCGCCAAGGGCCTGGTGCTGGATCAGGAAAAAAACGACTCTGCGCCCTCGCTGAGTGGCTCTTCGGCGGGGGTGGGGACTACTGCCAAGCGTGTGCGCAAACCTGCGAAACCTGCCCGCAAACGCTGAACACGCCGCAGACCTATGAGGGCGCGCAGGTGTGGGACTTGGTCGGCCGTCTTGGCGGGCAAATGCGCGTGGGCCCATCTGGCGGCGTTATCGGCTGGGATATGTCTGCGGCACTGGCGCTGGCATCCGCTCTCGGGATCAGTGCGCTCGCAGTCGCAGAACTTCTGCCGCCGATCGAGGCGGTGATGGTCAAAAAACTCTTTGAACAGATGGACCAGAGTCATGGTTGAAAAACGTGTCAGCGTGCGCCTTGCGGCCGTCGGTGGCAAACAGGTGCGCTCGGAACTGACTGGCATTGGCGATGCCGGCAAGAAGGGCTTTGGCAAGGCCTCGCGCGAGATGGAGATTGCCAACGCCAAACTGGCAAAATTCGCCCGCCGGGCCAAGATTGCGGTCGGTGTTATGGTTGCAGCTGCGGTGGCAGCCGGAATTGCCATGGTCCGCTCGAGTCTGACAACCATCGACGAGCAGGCCAAACTTGCCGCGAGCCTGCGCACCACGACCGCCTCCATGCAGGTGTTGGCCCGGGCCGCTGATCTGGCAGGCGTATCGCAGGGTGAAGTCTCGCAGGCCACGATCATGATGACCAAAAGCCTCAGCCAGGCGGCGGCAGGGACAGGTCCGGCGGTGAAGGCGCTGCAGCAATTGCATCTCTCTGCTGCTGATCTCGCCAAGCTGCCGATCGATCAGAAGATGATTGCCATTCAGGACGCGATTGCGAAGTTTATCCCGACGGCCCAGCAGGCGGCAGTGGCCTCAACAATCTTCGGGGCGCGCGCGGGGTTGATCTTCACCCGCATCGACAGTGCTACTTTGCGCCAAGCCACCAAGGACGTGAAGGATTTCGGGGTGGCCGTCTCGGAACAAGACGCGGCCCAAGTCCAGCGCACCAATGATGCTTTGTCGCGGATGGGGCTGTTGTGGCATGGGATTGCCAACCAACTTGCCGTCGCCGTTGCACCAGCGCTTGAGGCCATGGCCGATGCATTCGCGGCGTTTGGAAAGGTCACCGGGCCACTCGGTCGCGCCATAAAAACCCTGTTCAACCATCTCGGCGAAATCGTCAGCATTGCTGCCACTTTCGCGGCCGTGCTCGGCGGCAAGCTGGTGATCTCGCTGGCCAGCGCTGTGCTCGGCATTCGCGGCGTGTCTCTATCTCTGGCCGTTTTGCGCGGCGCGCTCATTCGCACGGGCATTGGCGCGCTGATCGTTGGCGCAGGCGAGTTGCTCTATTGGTTTGGTAGTCTGATGAAGGGCGCTGGCGAGTTTGGCAAAGCCATGGGCCTCTTAAAAAACGTTGCGGTGGAGGTCTGGGACCGGATCAAACTTGGCGGCAAATCTCTCGGACTGGCACTGGCAACAGTGTGGACCACGGTTGAGACCGGCTGGCTGAGGATGCTGGCGTCAATCCAGAAGAAATGGGCGGATTTTTTGCACAAGGTTGCCAGTGGCATGCGCGGCGTGCCGGGGACGGATACGCTGGCCCTCAAACTTGGCGGCGCGGCTATCATGGCAGGCTCGGCTTACTATGAAATGGCGGCGGCAGCCGATGCGGCGAGAACCAAGGCCGATGGTCTGGCGGTATCGGCGGTGGCTGCGGCCAACGCGGCGAAAGCTCCGCTCAACTCCATAAAAGCCCTGAGCGATGCGGTAAAAACAGCCGGTGAGGGCGGGACTGTGGCCCTTAATAATACAGGCACGGCTGCAGATAATGTGGCGACAACCATCGCCAAGGCGGGTGGAGTCGCGAAAAAAGCCGCTGATATTGCCAAATCTGCTTGGGCGAGTGCTGCCAATTCTCTCAATGACTACGCCATCAAGGCCGCCGACATGGGCAAGGGGCTGGGCGATAACTTGGTCGGGGCCTTTTCAAATGCGGAAAGCGCCATCGGAGAGTTTGTCAAAACCGGCAAACTTGATTTTCGCTCAATGGTGACGTCGATGCTGGCGGACATGGCGAAGTTGTCGGCGCGCAAGTTCATTCTCGGGCCTCTCGCCAATGTGCTGTCGGGTGCACTTGGTAAAATGGGCGGCATCTTTGCGCCGGTGTTGCATGCTGGCGGCATGGTTGGGGGCATGGCACCGCAAAGAATGGTGCCTGCCATGGCCTTTTCTGGTGCCCCGCGCATGCATGGTGGTGGATTTG